GCCCGTACAGCGTCATGATTCTGTTTTCGGTTACGGCGGTCATTTGGACTCCTCCAACAGGTTGCACGCAATTTCAATCTGAGCATCCCGCGCCGCATCCCGCGTCGCATCCCACGCCGCATCCCACGCCGCATCCCACGCCGCAGCCCGCGCCGCATCCCGCGCCGCATCCCACGCCGCATCCCACGCCGCATCCCACGCCGCAGCCCGCGCCGCATCCCGCGCCGCAACCCGCGCCGCATCCCACGGCGCAACCCGCGCCGCAACCCGCGTCGCATCCCACGCCGCAGCCCGCGCCGCATCCCGCGCCGCAACCCGCGCCGCATCCCACGCCGCAGCCAATTCTTCGGCAGTAGCTTTGCCGTTGGCGTATCTCCGGGCAACTACTATGGCGTTCCAGCTACGGGCGTCCGGTTCGCGCCCTGCCGCGCGTTCAGCCAGCAACGCTCGCTCCGCAAACTGGCAGGCCGCCTCACGCTGGAGAGGCTCCGGCAACATGTGGAGCAATACCCATAGACGGTCTTGTGCGGGTATGTCCAGTGTCGCCACCGCGCGGTAGTCTAGCCGAGCCCGGCCCGTGAACAGTTCCGTGACCCGTTCTCGCGGGTAATCATCGCACGGCCCGAACGCCATTACCTGCTCTACTGTCACTGTTTTCATTTCGTTCCTCCTTCAAGTCATGCCCGCGCGGGCTGTTAGCGGCGCAGTGTCGCGGTTTCGTAACCGATCCATTCCGCACCCACCATGTCTATATGTTCGAATCCGTTTCCATCGCCGACGATAATGTATCCGATGCACGTCAGCGGTACGCGCTCGAAATCGTTTCCTACTGAGCGCAGGAGGAACGCCCTCGACGTACCATCGCTCTCGGATGACTCGAAATCAGCATCCGCATCATCTGACAGTTTCGGCCACGTCGTGACGATGGCTATCTCCGGCGATTCCGTATCGACGGGGGTGGGGATCCCGTCATCATCGATCCCTGTGATTATGGCGGACAGAATCCGCTCTGTCGCCGCATGGTGCATTGGGACATAGGTCCATGCGCCCCCATCGCGGCGGGCGTGATGAGGTTCCTCGTCCGCGTACATCGCCGCACCCTCGATCCATCCATGGGCCACTCTGTCATCGTGGTTTACGCTGCCAGCCATCGTTGTCATCATTTCCCGCTCTCCTCGGTTCCTTCGCCTCAACTGTAAGTGGATAATATCACGTTTGGGCTTGCGTGTCAAGCACTATTTTTAGAGTCAAACCATGCCGCCAAGGCGAGAATGGCGTCTTGCGCGGCCTCTGTTAGCGGCCTATCCTTGCACTCGTTGACGCGGTTAACAGCACGCAATTCTTCGGGCCGCACCGCTCCCCTCTCGCTCTCCTTTCAGTTTGTCTCGCCATGTTTCGCTTAAACTGTATAAGGATTATAACACGTCATATACGCAATTTGCCTAATCGCGGTACACTTGGGCATTATATGCCTATGAGACGCAATGGCACAAAAGTAGAGAAACCGGACGGACGCGCCAAGCCCCGCAAGTATGATTCTGATAGACACCCCCAGATTGCCGCCGCGCTCGCCTCTACGGGCAAAATAGAGGTCGAGATAGCCGATTTAATGGGTATTGCCGTCCAGACCGTTCAACTTTGGAAAAAGACACACCCCGAGTTTGCCACGGCTATGCGTGAGGGAAAGGAACCCGCTAATCAAGCCGTAGAGGCATCGCTGTACAAGCGGGCGTGCGGGTATGAATACGAGGAAACGGAAACTATAGCCATGCCGGGGCCGGACGGTAAGGCCGTAATCAAGACCGTCAAGAAGGTTAAGAAGCAGCTTGCCCCCGACACCACAGCCTGCATATTCTGGCTGAAAAACAGAGACCCGCAGCGTTGGTGCGATGTACAAAAACAAGAGCACTCAGGCGATGTTTTCCTATCTATAATCCCGCCGCCAAAAGTAAAAGATGTTGCTGAAAAAGCCCCGAGTACAGATTGACTTAAGCCTCCTACGTGAGGCGAGCAATCCTAAGTTCTACCCGTTATTCCAGAATCAATCTCGATTTCTGGTAATGGTCGGTGGCGCGGGGTCTGGCAAGTCTCATTTCGCGGCGCAGAAACTCCTTGTGCGGTTGGTGTCCGAGACCGGCCCGCATAGGTTTGTTGTCGCACGTAAGGTACAGCGTACTATAAGAGCGTCATGCTTCCGCCTGTTAAACGATTATATATCTAAGTGGGGATGGGCCAAACACTTCAACGTCAATAAGTCAGACCTAGATATCACGTTCATCCCGACAGGCGCGCAAATAATGTTCCTTGGAATGGATGACCCGGAGAAGCTTAAGTCAATCGAGCGTCCAACTGGATTCTGGTTAGAAGAGGCTACCGAATTCGCAGCCGACGACCTAGAGCAAGTCAATTTACGCTTACGGGGTGAAATGCAGAACTACAAGCAGATTATGCTTACGTTCAATCCCATAAGTGAAAACCACTGGTTAAAGACTCGCTTTTTCGACGTTGAACAGACTGACCGCGTTACCACAATGCGGACAACATACCTCGACAACCTGTTCATAGACGCGGAATACCGGGCCGAACTGGAAGACCTCAGACATCGAAACCCATCATGGTGGACCATTTATGGCGAGGGCTTGTGGGGCGTCATGGAGGGGCTTATTTATAAGCAGCCCGTCATGGACCCGTGGCCCACTGGTTTCAATGACACGTTCTATGGGCTTGACTTCGGGTATAACAATCCTACTTCATTGATACGGGCAGATATGAAAGACGGAGACCCGTATCTAACGGAAGACCTGTACGAAACAGGGCTTACCAATTCTGATTTGATTGCGCGACTACTTCAAATTGTGCCAAATAAGAATCTGCCAATTTATGCCGATGCGGCAGAACCGGGGCGTATTGCGGAAATTTACAAGGCAGGATTCAACGTGAAACCAGCCGATAAGGGACAAGGTTCCGTCCATGCTGGCATTTCATTTTGCCAAGGGTTGCAAATTCATTCTAAACCAAGCAATTCAAATTTGAATGCTGAATTCGGTTCCTATGTTTGGGCTAAAGACAAGAATGGCAAGGCATTAGATGAACCTGTCAAATTCAAAGACCACGCCATGGACGCGATGCGATATGGGCTTTATACGCATATTGCTAAGCGGGCAAATGTTGAATTCCACGGGAATGCGCTAGCCGGTGTAGGAATTTTCTAGGATACTTTACAGATACTGGTACACTTGGGCATTATAGAGTTATGGCAGATTTAACGTTACAGAATGTGGCCTATCAGGACACCGCTACAGTGCGGCAAACCGCTCGGGATTTATACGAGGGGGCTGATGTAGTCAAGGCGTCGGCTGGAACGTATCTGTACCAAGAAACTAACGAGACAGACGCTCAATTCACGCTCCGCACTAAACGGGCCGCATACGAGAATCTACCTCGTAAAATCATTGACTGGCGGCAGGGCGTCATGTTTCGGAAGGAGCATAAACGCGAAGTCAACGGACAGCCTGATACCATTCTGGACAATGTTGACAACAAAGGGACTTCCGCCGCTACATTTTTCGCCGATATCGCACGCGAGGCCGCCGTTGACGGCGTTCGCTTTGTTGTCATTGATGCTCCGACCATACCCGATGCTGGTTATGTGTCAAAGGCGGACGAGGAACGGGCCGGGTATCGCCCGTTTTTCGAGTCTGTACCTGCAAACTCTGTACTAGATTGGGCGTTTGACGTTGATGGCTCGCTATTGTGGGTTGTGATTGCACAGACCGCCCCGGATAGGCGCGAACATTTCGGGGAAGAATACACGGCAAAAACACAATACAAGGTATGGACAAAAAACGACTGGACGCTGTACAGTGACGGCGCCGATGAAATAGAAAAAGGCGCTAATAATACTGGCGTTGTTCCTGTTGTACCGTTCTATGGTGTACGTTATACTGATATGGCTGGCTGGCCTATCTGCCGTCCTATCCTAGACCATTGCATACTGTTGTATAACAAGCTAAGCGACCTAGACTGGTTTGAACGCTTAGCATCGCATCCGTTCCCTGTCATTAAGTCCCCGAAAAAGCCGGATAAACTCGACACGGGACAAGGGTTATGGATTGAAACATCACCGAACTCAGGCGAGGTTGACGCCAAATACCTTGAGATATCAGGTGCCGGGTTTGACTCGTTAAGGCAGTCCATATCCGATATCCGTGTGCAAATTGTGTCTACTATGCTTGGGCAAAACCGTAAGGAAACCGCACAAGTAGAGAGCGTAGACAGCCAACGCGAATACAAGAAGGTCTTAGCGGCGTGCCTGTCTGTTGACGCGGCTGGATATGAGACTTCTGAACAAATCTGTTGGGACATTTACGGCAAGTGGGTTGGTGCGGATAGTCCTGTAACTGTAGTATACAACCGCGATTATGACGATACACTGATAGACTCTGCTATGATTGCACTACTAAATACGTTAGCAGATTCAAGCCGTATTACTACAAGAACACTGTTGCAGACAATGAAAGAAGGCGAACTGTTACCGTCCGAATTCGATGTTGACGCTGAATTAAAGATACTTGAATCCGAAGAGACCAAACGGGCCGCTTCGGTTTTAGCTAGTTTGAAGGAACAAGGGGAACACGGCGACCCCGATGCTTTAGACGCCGGAGGGATTGACGCGACGCCCTTATAGGTCGCGGATGGTAAACGGGGAACCATAATTCCCGGCAAAGGAAAAGAAGAAATGCCAAAGTATACGCTTGCAGAAGATGGAAAGAACCTCCTTGACGAAGAAGGAAACATCGTGAAGATTGGCGATGAAGCCATTGAAGTTGAAGGCGGTATCACGCAGCAAAAGGCGGAACAGGCTATCAAGGACCGTCTCGCTCGACAGGCAGACCGCATCAAAACGCTTGAGACACAAGCGGAGCGGACACCTGCCGTAGAGAAGATGCTTGAAGAGCTAAAGTCGGAAAAGCAACAGATAGAACAGCAGTTGTCTACTGCTATGGCGTCCGCTCAGGCGGAAGTGCAAGCACAATTGACGAAAGCACAAAGGGAAGCGGATCAATTCAGGACCGCATACCAGGCGGAAGCTACCGCACGCTTGCGGGAACAGGTGACGAACCTGATTCTTGGCAAGGCGGGCGATGGGTTCCAATGTCCGGCGGCGGACCTTGTGCCGCGACTGCTTTCCGTTCACAAACGGGAACAAGTCAAGGGCGAAGATGGAAAGCCCGTTGAAGGCCAATTTGTGGACCTGTTCAAACTGCGCTTTAGAGACGATAAGGGCAACGAAACCGAAGACTTTCTGCCGGTCGAGAAAGCCATTGATGCCTTTGCGTCGGACCCGGCTAATCGCCATTATCTGCGTTCCACTGCGGCAAGCGGAAGCGGCGGCGCGACATACCCTAAAAATCACACACTAAACCCATGGGCTAAAGAAACGTGGAACGTGACGGAGCAGATGAAACTCATTTCATCGAACCGTGAAAAGGCGCGTCAAATGGCGTCACTACACGGCCACAAAGTATAGCCCAATAGCGAAAGGATATTACTACTATGGAAGTTACACGACTTACCGACCTCGTGATTGTAGGCGAGGTTTTCACGGCTAATATGATTCTGGACATGCTGGCAAAGGATGCCTTTGTCCAGTCCGGCGTAATGGTGCCCGACCCGAGTCTCGATGCGTTCCTTGCAAGCGATATCGGTGGCAAGACCATTTCCCCGCGTTATCTCGGCCCGCTCGCTCAAGATGCTGCGAACGTTTCCAGCGATGACCCGGATGTTTCGTCTGTACCCAAGAAAGTCAGTGCCGTACAGAATACCGCAGTAGTACAGGAGCTTAACCAGTCTTGGTCTGAAATGGACTTGGCTGTCTCCCTGAATGGCACGGACCCCGTAGCGTCTCTCCAGTCGCAAATTGGCGACTACTGGCGTGGCGAAAAGCAGTCCCGCGTTCTGGCGTCGTTACAGGGCGTGGCTGCGGATAACGTTGATAACGATAGCGGCGATATGGTAAACGATATCACTGGCGAATCCGGCGCATCGGCCCTGTTCAATGCTACGGCGTTCATTGACACGCAATTGACGATGGGCGACCGTCTCGACCAGCTTAAGGCTATCGCCGTGCATTCCACGGTATATGGCACCATGAAGAAGCTGGACCTGATTGATTTCATCGCCGACTCCGAAGGCAAGGCGACGATACCGTACTATCAGGGTGCGCGTGTGATTGTCGATGACGGTATGACGGTTACGTCCGACAGTACCCCGAAGTACTACTCGTGGCTGTTCGGCCCTGGTGCTATTGCGCTTGGAGTTGGTGCGCCCAAGATTCCGTTTGAAATTCTGCGTACCCCGGCGGCTGGTAACGGCGGCGGACAGGACACTGTGTTCTCGCGCGTTAAGTGGGTCATCCACCCGCAAGGGTTCGAGTGCTCGCTTACAGCGACTCCCACGCTTACTCAGTTGCGGACGGCTGGCTCTTGGAGCCGCGCATTTGAGCGTAAGCGCGTCGGTGTTGCCTGCCTGATTTCCAACGGCTAAAACATAGTGACGTACACGCGGGGCGGGCGTAGGCTCGCCCCGCACAACAATGGAGGGATATATTTTGACACGCAAATACACGCGACGGGTTAAGTCAGAACAAGAGCCGACGGAGCAAACGAAATCGCAAGAGTTGAATGCGTTTGGCAGTGAGATAGTTTATCCCAATAAGCCGTTGCCTATCGTTGCAGTTGATACCCAGTCCATTTGTGTTGGCGATCCTATCCATGAACCGGGAAACGGCATCTGCCATATTGACCACGCCGCAATTCCGCAGGACCGAACAGCGGACGATCTGGTTGCTGAAAAGGTTGCCAATGTTAAGCGGTTGGAAGCCGAACTAAAAGATGCCAAGGCGGAACTTGATAGACTTGTTGAACTGGCTGAATCTCAAAAGCCGGTATTGACCGCCATTGACCACCAAAAACGCGCGCGCGAAATATCGAAGCTTCTTAAGCCCGTCTTAGATAAGACAGGTCCCAAATGACGCCGTGGATTACAACGGAAGAGGCTGATGTATATTTCGCTACTCGTATGGGCGCGGATGTATACTGGCTTAGTGGTACAGACAAGGAAGCTGCTCTAGTAACAGCACAGCGAGACCTTGAGTCTTGCGGACTGTTTACCTTCCCCACATTAGATAGCGGTGAATCCGGCACGGAAGCCATGCAGAACGCTGTATGCGAGCAGGCGTTATTCCGTCTTATGGACCCGGATATTGACCAACGTCTATCGCTACAGGCTCAGGGTGTTACTAAGGCAGATATGGTAGGTGAGACGTATAGCGGTGTTAAGTCTGCTATCATCATATCGCCATTAGCTGCCGCTATATTAGTGGCACTAGTAACTACAGGTGTAAGCGGCATACCGTGGGAACGGTGATATGCTTATTGAACGCATCGAGGCGCAGAGGCAAACAGTAGAAAGGCTGAAAGTGGAGGTACAACAGGCGCGGGTCGATTTAGCTGTGACACGCGGAGACGCTGACGATGTTGACGATACAGAAGTGCGCCTGCCTGACAGTTTCCATATTGCCCGTGGCCGTGAGATATCTCGTATACTTAACAGACACAATGGCAAAGTAAAACATCCGCAAGTTATTCCGCCTCCGCGAAACAAAGAACCGCTTGGACATATTGGTTCTGTACTACATGACGGCGACTGGACTGGTAATCGTTGTTTTATCATAGGCGGCGGGCCGTCACTAAAGGGCTTTGATTTTTCACGGTTGTACGGCGAACTAGTAATAGGTATCAACCGTGCGTTCGAGGCGATTGACCCGGCTATCCTGTTTGCTATGGACGGCCCGTTCATAGACCGTGTGCGCTCAGGCGGGTACGGGTCTGCATCGTTATCGGCATGGAACGCAATGCGCGGAATGAAGGTCTATTGTCGTAAGCCCAGCGGAACGCTGTATCCAGATACATACCATGTCGAACGGTCATTGCGCGGATGGGCCACTTCAATCTCAAAGGGTATAACTTCTGGTAACAACAGCGGCGTAGGTGCGCTTGCGCTTGCAATAGCGCTTGGGGCAAATCCTATATACCTGCTTGGCTATGACATGCGAGGTAGTACAGATAAACAGCAAGCATGGTGGCATAGCGGACACCCAACCAATCAAGGGTCTGCCGTTTATAAGACAATGGTAACGTGGTTTACCAGATACGAGCAAGAAATAAAAGCGCAAGCACGGGTTATCAACTGTAACCCCGATTCTGCTTTGCGGTGTTTTGAATTCGGGGAGGTGCCAATGTCGGCGCGTAACGGATACCGCGTTATCTCGTTTTATACAAAGGGAACTAGTTATGAGACAGAGATAAAGAAACTCGAAAAGTCACTCATTGAACACAACATACCGTATCACTTCTTTGGATACCCGCCCAATGGTACATGGCGGTCAAACCTGAATTATAAAAGCCAGTGCATCCTAGAGGCCATGGACAAGTTCCCGAATGATGACGTTGTGTTCCTTGATTCCGACGCTGTAGTTAGACAATACCCTGTACTATTTGCGGACCTATCCAAGAATCATACGCATGACATATCGGCACACTTCTTTGAGTACTCGGAACGTTCTGGCGGATTCCAGCTTCTTAGCGGTACATTGTGGATTGCCAACAATGAGACGGGGCGCAAAATGGTGCAACGCTGGCATGATGTTGGGCTTGCGCGGCCTGCCGTGCGTCATCAAATGTGCTTGTGGCTTGCCATTCAAGAGTTGCAAAAAGAGGGCGTCAACATCCGCATTAACAAACACCCGTTTGCTTATACGTGCATATTCGACTATGTTCTAGCGAAACAGTGTACCCCGGTTATAGAACACTTTCAGGCGAGTCGGCGCTTCCGGCGTGAGGTTGGCTATGGCGTTGTTTTAGGAAACAAGTAACCGATGAAAAACGACACTTGCAAGATTATGATTGGCCGTACATACGAGGCAAACGAGACGGCGTTTGTAGAAAAACAGGTCCGCAATGGTTCAATCTTTATCGATGTTGGCGCTCATATAGGATACTACACAACGATAGCGTCTAAGTGCGTTGGTGAAACCGGCAAGGTATACTCGTTTGAACCTAACCGCGAAAACTTTGCGGCGCTAACCAAGAATACCAGAGGGTTAGAGAACGTAACTATCTCGAACCTTGCACTGGCAGACTTTACAGGCATGTCACTTCTGAACTTATCCGATTCAAACTCTGGAGACCATAGACTATGTCCTGTTGAAGGACGTAAGCAGCAAGTTACTAACGTTATAACTCTTGATGCTTATTGGGGGAGCGGCGGACATCCGATTGACTTTATTAAGATTGATGTACAGGGTTTCGAGTTGCATGTGCTACGCGGGGCGGCAAAGCTAATCGAGCGGTCTCCCAACATTTGCGGTATTGTGGAGTTTTCGCCGGACTTGTTACAGTTGGCAGGCACTGACCCGGTAAACCTGTTGACGTGGTTGCGCGACCGTGGATTTAACCTGTTTGTGGCGCGTACCGGGGCCAAGATGAACTTGCGGACACCCGAAGCGTATTCGCGGCTCAAGCATCATATCAACATCCTGTTTTCGCATGGAGAAATAAGCGTATGACTACCGCCTCTGTTGTAGTAGTGACATACCGCCGCATGGAGCGGCTACCGCAAATCATGAACGCATGGTGTCAACAGTCAGATGATGTATGGCTGTGCGATTGCTCCAAGGACGGCGCAAAGGGCTTGCCGAACGCCGTTAAGATTGCGCGGTTCACGCCTGACCCCGGAAATAAGACTCGGCACGCCGTAGCGCTAATGACTCAGGGCGATATCTGTATAAAGGCGGATGATGACATTATGCCGCTACCGGGCCTTGCCGATGACTTTATCAAATGGCACGATAAACTCGGGCCATGCATATCAGGCATTTACGGGCGCACGTTCCAAGGTCCAGAGTACTATGGCAATACAACACAGATATCTGGGCACAAGCAGAAAGAACCTGTAGCAGTTGACTTTCTAGGAATAATCACTTGTTCCGTTCGGGCCTTCCTGCCTATGGACCTTCGCAAATGTGGGACAGATATAGAAGATTTATACTGGCACAATTACCAGTTCCCGCACGTTGCCAAGTATGTTATCCCAACAGATAAGTATGATAACAACCTGCCGGAAAGCCGAGACGCCGGTAGACTATGCGCAGACAAGGAAGGCCGTGCTGTCCGACGTGCGTTCTATACGAAATGCTACAACACCAACTACAGGGGCCTCAAGAAATGAGACTCGTATTCTGGACGGCCTTCAATTCCTACCGTTCCGAGAAATGGTTGCGCGGAAAGCCGGAAGGCACACCACACCCGGTAACTACGCCGGAGTGGACGGCGGAACGTGTTCGACTCTGGCAGAGATACACACTGCCTAGCATACAGGCGCAGACTGTCACCGACTGGCTTTATATCATGCTACTCGACCCGGAGTTGCGTAACGTCACAGACCCGCTACTGCCGAAACTCGATGACCCGCGCATTGTCTACGCTTACGAAGACGGCCCCGCACTGGATATGCTCCATAATGAGAGCGAAATAATATACGCACTTATTGACGGTGACGATATGTATAGCGCTCAAGCCGGACAAATCATGCTGGACTGCAAATCCGAGTGGATGTATTTCAAACACGGGTTTGCGCTTGACCAGCGCAGCAATACAGTATGTAGGTATGACACTATCGGTAGCGGCCCATTCTTTGCCCATCGATGCGACCCTAAAACTATGACTGTCTTAGACCGCGCTAAGAGGCACCCGACACACAAGGCTGTTATAGGACTTAATCCACAAGAATTGCCGGGTGATAATTTCTGTGTACTATTGCACGGATTGAACACGTCGAGCAAACCCGAAATGCGCTACGTTCTCAGGCATAAACCAATCAAGCCCCGCGCGTTGCGAACGCTTTTCCCGTCACTGGCATAAAGGAGAAATAATGGAAGCCGCAGAATACCTTGAGACTCATTGGGTAGCCAAAGGAGTGTGGAAGCATCTTGAGTCGCCGCGTCATCAAGAACGGCTCAGGCGGTGCGCTCTATCGGCAAAGTGCGGCACGTCCTATATTGACGTTGGTTGCGGCCTAGGGCATTCTACGGACATTATGAAGCGGTTCTGTCCGGGTAACTGGACGGGTTACGATATGAGCGAGAAAGTCATTGCACAAGCCCGCGCATTATTCCCAGGTATTGAGTTCATAACGGAGTTTATGGAAGGCAGAAAATGGGATGGGGTTGTATGTTCCGAGGTTATCGAACACGTCGAAGATGACGCCGCATGGGTTAAGAAATTGTGGGATATCACGCGAAGTAGGCTTGTTGTGACTACCCCGGCTGTAAACGTGAAAGACCCCGGGCATTTACGGCTTTACACCGCGCCCATGTTGGAAAAGTTGTTCTCGTTTATCCCCGGCGCTAAGGTTGAAAATGGTGGACGTTTCTTCTACGTAACGGCTGAAAGGAAATAGTAATGCGCGTAGCAGTTGTAGGAATGGGCTATGTTGGTATACCGTTAGCGCGTGAATTCCAGCGCGGCGGGCTTGATGTTATCGGCGTTGACGTTGATATGCACAAGGTAGACCGTATCAATCTTGCCTGTGAACTAAAAGTCACAACTGATTTCGATTGCATAAAGTACGTTGACGCTGTGTGTATCTGTGTTCCTACACCACTAACCGATAGCGGCGACCCCGATACGTCATACATCGATATTGCCGTAGCGCGGATATTTACCCGTATGCACAAGGGCCTGCTTATTGTTTTGGAAAGCACAACCTACCCAGGCACCACGAAAGACCTTGTATTGCCAGTGCTATCAGGTGGAGGACTTGAAGTCGGCAAAGACTTCTATCTTGCATTTTCGCCGGAACGTATTGACCCCGGAAACGAGAAATTCGGGGTTCGGAACACTCCTAAAGTCATCGGCGGGATTACACCGGAATGTACGCTCCGCGCGGTTGACCTGTATCGCCATGCCGTGGATGAAATTATCACGGTGCGCGACACACAAACCGCCGAAATGGTTAAGCTGCTAGAAAACACTTTTCGTGCGGTAAATATCGCACTCGCCAATGAATTCATGATGATATGCGACAGGCTCAAAATCAACGTGTGGGATGTTATAGCCGCCGCTAAGACTAAGCCGTATGGGTTCATGCCGTTCTATCCCGGCCCCGGTGTAGGTGGTCACTGTATCCCTATTGACCCAATCTATCTATCATGGCGCATGAGACAAGCCGGTCAGAAAACCGAACTTCTTGATACCGCGTGTAGTATCAATTCCAGTATGCCCGGATATGTGGCGACTAAAGTTCTGGACGCCCTGATTGATGTTGGCAAGCGAGTTAAGGGAAGTCGAATCCTTGTGCTTGGAGTCGCCTACAAAAAGGACAGCGCCGATATCCGCGAATCGCCGGGTATTTCCCTTATGGAACGCTTATCGCACATGGGGGCTATGCTGGCTTATTCTGACCCGTATGTACCACATGTACGGATTGGCGATACACAACTAGAAGCATGTGACCCGATAGTGGCCGCGCCGCAGAGCGATTGCGTTGTAGTAGTTACAGACCATAGCTTATTCGACTTTGAGCGTATATCCAAAGAGGCTAAACTTGTTGTGGACATGCGGAATGTGTGCGGTAATAGACATAATGTGGTGAATCAATGAAGCATCTTTTAGTAGGTAAAGGAATATTGCGCGGAGCACATGCAAAGCTATTTCTAATTCAGGGGTCTGGCGGAGAAGCAACATTCTACGATGATGGGCTAGAGATAAATATAGGAGCAGACCAATCGTGGCCTAACGTAATTAGTACACTATTGCATGAAATACAAGAGGCTACATATATAATGAATGATTCGCGGTTCTTACCGGCAGACCGTTTTAACAACAGAGCATCGGAATATAGATTCTTTATGACGCATGAAGAATTTGGAGTTGCATGTGATAATGCAGGGCATTTCATAACTCCACTTCTGCCTTCTCTTGCGGTGTGCTATAAGAAATGGACAGCAAGCAGGAAGGCGCATAAGTGAAACAGGTATACATAGGCACATGGCCGCTAGGTTGTCGCAATGTAGACCTATATGGAAGAGAAGGATTCGGCGGGGATTATGACCTACTCCCAACAGACAAAGACAACGGGCGAATCATGGTTGGATTCGACTATGAATTCTGGCATGAAGTATTGGAGGTGTTATTGCATGAAACCGGAGAATTCTATCTTCATGACAAGGGCTGGCTGTATAAGCCAGTAAAGGGGGTTAATGGTGATAATCAGAATAGACTTTTTGTCATTAACCACCAACAATTTTCAGAGTTATCAGTATGGCAAGGAGAATATATAGCGAAGTGTCAGAACGCATGTTGCCGTGCATGGCGCGTGTTCAACAAACCTAATAAACCGAAGCCAGTCAAGAAAAGGAAACCGCGCAAATGAATGACGATAGGGTATGCGCCGCACATAAGTTTTTCGAGGAAGCTATATCGGAAATCAAAAGCAACTCACTTCTACTGCTTCAAGCATTGTATGGTAGGGCGGGCGAAATAAACGGTCAAGGCCGTGGCATGGTATCTCGTGTAGTTGACTTGGGCGGCGATATTTCCAAGTTAAGCCAAAAGGTTGATGAGCATATACTTACACATATAGAACAGGACAAAAAGGTGGCGTTGCGGCGATGGGATTTCGCTAAGATAATCATAGCTCAGGTGTGTACTATGATTATGACACTAGCCGTAGCATATTGGGGCTTAAAGAAGTGAGCGGCCCACAAAAGGGAGCACCGCTACTACCTGCCGATGTTCGGGCGGCCCAGAAACAACTTATACGCCTTTACAAAGAGGCTTCTGTCCGCATTCAAAAACAGCTTGCTTCCGCAACGCTAACATCATTCCAATCGTTTAACCTAACCCAACAGTTAAGCCAAATCAACGCAATCATAACGGCACTGGATATAGAGGCAAAAAACCTATCCAGTAGGCTCGTAGGGCCGTCATACCGCCTTGGGCTTAAGTTATCCTCAGACTCGCTCACAAAGGCCGGCATGGACGTTGTAGGCTCTGTAACGGCCAATATGGGCAACCTCATAGCTACGGAAGCCGTGGCTGCCATAGCAGACCAAGTAGCTCTGGACTTAATTTCCGCCAATGCGACCATGGCGAATCAGGCGCGGCGGTTTCTACGCGCAACACAACAATCACTTATTTCCGAAAAGGATATAAGTGACGCTATAGCCCGTGGTGTCATCGAGGGCGAAACTCGTAAACAGGTGTCTGATAGACTGTTAGCGCAGTTGAAAAAGGAACTTAAAGGCGGTCCAAAGGTTATCATTAATGGCCGTAAGTATGACCCGGAATACTACGCCGAACTTGTAGCACGCACGCGAACGCGGGAAGCTGTAACACAAGGCGCTATCCGGTTCGGCATGGATAACGATGTTTATCTGTATCAGGTATCTGTACACTCTGGAGCGTGTCCTATTTGTATACCATATCAGGGCAAGATTTATGCCGTAGTTGAAGGTACAGGGTTTCCGTTGCTTGAGGAAAGACCCCCGTTTCATCCGAGATGCGTTTTACCGGAAACGCCCGTCTTCGCCCCTGGAAAGCGGGCCGCGTTTGTCGCCTCCTACAATGGCCCTGTAATCGATTTCACTCTGTCCAATTCCGCACGGCTTTCCGTCACCCCGAATCACATGTTCTTGACTAGACACGGGTTCGCCTTTGCGAAGGATATTTGCGAGGGAGACGATGTACTCTGTAGCGCCGCGTTCGAGGATGTAGCCTTTTGTCAACCAAACAATAACAACCGCCCAACCAGCATTGAGCAGGTAGTCAGTGCGCTCTCTGAATCTAGCGGCATGACTACCAGTCGCGTGCCAGCTTCCCCCGAATACCTCCACGGCGATGCGCGGTTCGTTGATAGCTACATCGACGTTATACGGCCCAATAGCCTTTTGACGGGTGATATTGAATCCCTCACCGATGAGACTATTGGCGAGAACATATTCACAGGCCACGATATTGCTATGTTTGGTTTCCCTTGTGCGCGCAATACGGCAACGATGCTCAAAAGTTTGGCGCTGGCCGCGGACGGAATCATGAGCGGCGCGCGTGAGTGCCAAGCGAGCCTCTGGCCCCATCTTTGCAAGCCGCAATCTCATTGCATCGCTACCGCACCTCTTGGTAATTCCGCCCTTTTTGAGAATTCCGTCAATGACAACCTGAATAGTACCAAATTCTCGCATCAACTCACCGGCGCTTTCACCGGCGACATACCTCCTACAGATTTCATCATGGGGGAGTGTGGCTCCGATGCGCTTGCGTTTAGCGATTCCTCGATTCTCCAATCCGCGCGTCAAAGACTCATAGCTTATTCCAAAACTCTTGATGACATTTCCGACGCTCATGCCGGAAGCATACGCATTGCACGCATTATCAACAAAAACACTAGGCAATACTCTGGGCATGTTTACGACCTCCAAACTGATTCATCATTATACATATGCAACGGAGTAATTGCAAGTAACTGTAAGCACGTTCTAACAGGAAAGATATTCCGCAACGAAGACGAAGAAGAGCGGCTAAAGGAGTTTTCACATACAAAGGCTGGCGTAACAAGCTACAAGGAATACCAATCTGCTATAGCGTAATCGCCCCTTTACAGTCTACGGTACACTTGGGCATTATAGACCCATGATTGCCGCTTACCGAAAACAGGTAGTAACATGGGTTCAATCCCAAGGAGCAGACCAATGGGGAACACCCGCCGCGCCTGTTGAAACCGATATCAACGTCCAGTTGCTTGAAGGCACAAAGTTAGTTGTAAACACGGCAGGCGAGCAAGTCACTTCCAGTGCTGTACTTAGAGTGGCCAATAAGCCGTCGCATGAAGACAATTTCGCATGGGATGGACAGTCCCATATCATTCTTCGCATTGATACGAAGCGGATATTTTCGCGTATATCGCACTATGAGGTATATGTACAATGAGTGGTGGCATGATAGACATGGCAGTAGGTTTACAGCGTTATGCCAATGCTATCAATGCGGCTGCGTTAACTGGCGGAAACCGCGCCGGTATCATGTTGATAAACGATGTTTTGCAGACCATACCTACCGCGCCGAAAAAAGAGGGTGAACTACGCGGTTCTGGAACAGTCCACACACAGGGTAAGTGCGTCCATGTAGCGGAGAATGTCGGCGGAAACCCTACTCCGAACACCGACCCTATTGACCCGCCTAAAGCAGGAACAGTAGAGGTAGCAGTCGGGTTCAACAAGGTTTATGCCGCCGCGCAACATGAAGGCGGATGGATAAGCGGGCCGCTTGCCGGTGTACAAATACAGAAATATACCGAACCGTCCAGCGGGGCAAAGTTTATCGAGAAAAAGATAGCCACTAAAAGCGATGACTATTTCGCGGAATGGAACAAGACCATACGTGCCGCGCATGAACGTCGAGGGCCGGGCGCATGATAAAGGCCTTCTGTTCATACATCGTATCGCAACTGCCAGACCTTGTAATCGGAACGTCGCTTCACATTGGCGCATTCCCGCAAAAGGCCGCAAGCGGCGCGCAGTTGCCTGATACATGTTCTTTTGTAGCGGAGCGCGTACCAGGAACGCGGAATAAGTACAACAAGCGTAGAAGTGAGAAACGATATCAGATAGTTACGCGTGGTAATACATATCTAGTAGCAGAAGCGGAGGCGAAACGTATTTTTGACGCCGTTGTCAATATCAGGGGTCTTGAACTAGACCCTTATACTGAAACAGGCGATGACATATACGACCTGTACATAAGCGAAGGAAACGAACCGGCGTTTTTCGACCGTGATGAAAAGACGCGGTTCATGTTTAGCAGCAACCTCACTTTACGAGTGAGAAAGGAGAGTTAGTTATGTTTCCAGATACACCCATTGGCCCGTGCGAAGTATGGTTAGGTACTACACTGGCGAGCGCTACAAAAGCGTGCGATATTCATACGTCGCTTAATCTTGCATTTGCAGAAGAGTACGCGGAGTCGCGTATGGCAAAGTCCGGCACGTTCGCTCGACACAAAATTGTTGTAGGCGGTTCCTGCAAAGCCACCGGCGCGGCTGGTGAAGCCACTATCGCGCAACTTGCGGCATTGACTGGACAGGCGGCGGATTCCGGCGATACCCGGCTTGCTCTTAAGGCGCGTGTTGGTACGGACCTGCGTAACAGCGCGAAGGTGGCTATCCTCAAGCCCATCATCGGCAGCGCACTTGCCGCGTCTACGGAATGGTATGTCATGCCTGCGGCTACTCTTGAAGTGGCTTGGGATGTTCCGTTTAGCGCAGACGGCGACCGCGAATACGGTTTCGTGATTCAGGGTCATCCTGTCACTGCGGACGAAGTTGATAGCGGTGGCCGCATTGCGGGCGAAGGTTTCGAGGAAAACGACCTGCTCGTATTGGGAGCCTAACCAATGCCGAAATATACGAAGAGCGCAACCCTGAAAAAGGCGCTTGCCGAACCGATTGAATTCGAGTTCGGCGACAAGACGTATGTGATTAATAAGGTGACACCGGCGCTAGTCCAGAAGTTTGCTGATATGGCCCCGGATGAAGACGCAGCTAAGAATCTAAAGGTGTCTGCGGTAGGTGACCTTCTTAGGACAATACTACAGTATGCTGGTTGTGAAGTAGTTGACTTGCCTAATGTGGATGACCTCGATATGCGTGAGGTTAAGCCGCTTATGGAATGGATAGGAAACCAAATCACTGCGGACCTTGGCGGGAAGGAAAAAAACTCCTTAGAGAGTGCGCCTGCATTGCCGGAGCCTTCCCCGGCCTCTACAGGTGTTACGAACTAATCGAAATGGACGTGCGCGAGCGGCGGTTTTTGGTCGAGGAAGCCGCTCGCGCACAGACGGTAAGACAGTTACTTGCAATTGAAGCGGCTTCGTATCAGCATTTGGAAAAGAAGGCGCAGACAGCAATTGACAAGCGGTTGCGTGATTCGCTGCGAACGGAAACACAGAAGAAAAAGCAGATGAAGCAATCCGAGATATACGCCGCTAACCGGGCAAAGATAAACCGCTCGCTTAGACGGCTTAGCAAGGAGATATAATTTTGGCCTTCAACGTCGGGGCAGCGGTAGGATATTTGAAGCTGGACATGTCCGGCTGGACTGCGAACGTCAAGCGCGGTATGGCCGACACAACCGGTCTTAAGTCTAAACTTGGAGAGCTAGGCAATGCCGCTCGCCAAATGGCTATCCCGTTTGCCGCAGTTGGAACCGCGATAACGCTTTCAATGCGCAAGATGCGTAATGAGGCAATGAAGGTTGAAGAGGCTGAAAATCTCTTTGTTGTGTCTATGGGTAACATGGCCGAAGCAACGCGGAAATGGTCCGAGGAATTGTCAACAGCAATCGGCATGAACGCAAATTCAATACGCGAACAAGTATCAACACTAAAACTAATGCTAGGTTCAATGGGGCTAACTGAAGAAGGAGCAACTGAACTATCTAAACAACTGACTAAGCTAACATATGATATGGCTAGTTTTCGCAATATCAGCATAGACGAGGCATTTAATAAAATAACGGCTGGAATGACCGGTGAGGCCGAAGGGTTAAAGCGCCTTGGCGTTGTTCTGCTTGAAAGCACAGTGCAACAATGGGCATGGCGTAATGGCCTTGTTGAAACAGGTAAGGAGCTTACAGAACAACAGAAAATAATAGCTCGCTTTGGTGCATTGATGGAACAGACAAGCAAAGACCAAGGTGATATGGCCCGCACCGCAGATTCCGCAACTAACCAGCAAAAGCGTTTTCAGGAAACTTTCCTTGCATTGCGACAAGAATTAGGCAAGGCCAGCGCGGCAGCGTCCGGCCCATGGTACGGGGCGGCAAGCCGGGCGATGCAAGCGGCTACGGCATGGGCAAAAGGGAACGAAGAACTCGCGGGAACACTCACGAAGGTTGGACAGGCTGCCGGATACGCGATGCTCGGGTTTGCCGCGATTACGTTCGCTGGACCTGGACTCGTTTCAGTCTTTCACGGTATCGCCGCAGCCGCAGGTGTCGCCTGGGCCGCGATTATGGGGCCTGTCGGCCTTGTGGTGGCCGCCATTGCCTCTATCGGCGTTGCGGCCTATGTTCTACGGGCAGAGTTCAAGCAGCACTTGTACGGGATGCAGGTTGACTTCCAGGGCCTTGTGAACTTCATCAACAAGGGCCTCGATCTGATGGGCCTGAATTTCCACGGGTTCTTTGGGTTCATCGGCAAAGGGTTCATTGACCTGTTCAATGGCATAATCGGCGGTTGGGCCGGAGTCAATGCGACTATTATCAGTCTTCTGAAAAACCCAACCGATTTGAATGCCGCGCTCGATGCGGGCGTTGCCGCGGTACAAAAGGACTATTTCGGCGGTGTTCTCGACTTTGTCGTGGATGACTTTAAGGCAACTGGAATGGACCTTAAAGCTATAGGAGCGGCCACTGCCGCACAGATGGCGGCTGACATTGAAGCCATACAAGCAAAGTTTAAGGTTCCAACGGTTACGGAACCAGGAAACACCGGCGTTACAGAGTATAAACCACTAACCCAAGAAGAACTTAGCGGCTATATTGCCGCTGGATCCGGAGGCGCAGACAAAGGCGTAGCGGCAGCTGCTAAAAAGGCAGAGGCTGCCATGAAGGCGCTCCAGGAATCCGGCAAGGCGGCTTACCTCGCGCTGGAGCCCGTCTCTGGTTCCGTTGCCAAGATCGTAGAACAAATGGTGGGCCTGAAAGCTGCGGGACTGTTGACCGATAAGACACGTTCGCTGTTAGGCGTTGAACTATGGAAGTCTATAAAAGACCTTGCTCCTATAACGATTGACAGTATTGTAAAACAGGTTGCGAAACTTGACCCGGTAATGAAGAATGCAATCGAGACGGCACGCAACATGGAATCCGTGCTTGATGCTAACAAGATTCTTGAATCCGCGCAACCGGCTACCGCTGCATTTGCTGAAATATCCGCGCAACTCGAAAAGGTTAAGGCCGGTGGCCGTCTCGAAGACGAATCTGTAAATATCTTAGCTGCTAAATACTGGCAAGACTTTGGGAATATGGCTGGTTCTGAGCTAGACATATTGCTTGAGAAGATATCAGCGATGGGTAACGTTGGTATGCAAATGGCTAATCAGATGCGAGAATTGCAGATGACGGCGGGGTCTCTCGAAGGCGTTGGTGAACAAGCAGATAAGGAAAAGGAGGCATGGTCTAACCTTGCTAGCGAGCTTAGCACTATCGGCGGTGTGATATCGAATATAGGTAGTCAGCTTGGCAATACTACGCTATCTGCTATAGGACAGATAATAACAGCCGTCATTACTATGATAACAACCTATGCAATGATGCAAGTTGCGGCGGTTGCGGCGGCGGGAACTGCGGCGGCTGCATGGTTGGCAATACTTGGTCCTATCTATCTTGTTGTAGCTGCAATCTCGCTAGTTATTAGTCTATTTGGTATGTTCGGAAAGAAAGCCAAGACCGAGATATCACTTGTTGACAAGTTAATGAAGGGCCTTGAGGAAACAATGAATTCCGCGATAGATAAATTCACGGACCAATGGGTTGAATTCCTCAAGACGGGCGAGTTTAGCTTTAAGGAGTTTGTTGACTCCATACTTGAAGACCTTGCGCGTATGACTACTAAACTGGCAATGCAGGAGATTGTATCCGGCTTGTTCGGCGTGTCTTTCTCCGCCAAAGGCAACGTGTTTGACAAGGGCAATATAATCCCGTTCGCGCGTGGCGGGTTAGTGACAAGCCCGTCACTGTTCCCGATGCCAAAGGGCCGTGTTGGTATGATGGGCGAACAGGGGCCGGAAGCCATTTTCCCGCTGTCCCGCGATGAAAGCGGGAACCTCGGGATTGAAGCTAAGTCGCCCGGCGTTGTGGTAAACATCATAGACCAACGTCAACGCGGCGAGCAGGTACAGGTGAGAGAAACCACTGGCCGCGACGGTAAACGTCAATTACAGATTACTATCCGAGACGCCATTGAAGACCTTGCGGCGGAAGGTGGCCTCAAGCGGTCACTGAGACTAGCGGGGGTAGCAATATGAGCGCGGGCACATGGCCAGCTACACTGCCTCAGATACCAGATATCGGCGTGTCAGAAGAGATACAGTCTAATGTCGTTGCTTCCGAAGTGGACTCAGGACCGCCCAAATTGCGCAGACGTTCAACTAAGAGGCGCGTATTCCAGACTGTACCCATAACACTTACCGGGGCACAATACGCCACTCTGAGGGCATTCTACGAAGATACGTTGCTCGACGGCACACTGACTTTCGACTGGGCAGACGCATTAACCGACGTAGCTACCGAATTCCGGTTTGTGTCGCCTCCAAAACCCGACATGTGGACTGCGGCACCTAACCCCGATGACCGTATGTATACCATTAATCTAGAACTTGAGGTAATGTAGTCATGCCGCGCACGTTGTCCGCCCAAGCCATTGCGGCTGCAACTGCGCGTGAAACCGGCGTCATCATGCTACAGACTCTTGACGTTAATTTGGGCAATGGTACTACACTATACGTAGTCAACAACCCCGAAAATATCAGCGTCAACAGTCAAGAATACGATTGCCGGGGTTTCCAGTTTGACCCGCCCGAGGAAACAGAAGACGGGTTTTCGTCGGCGCGGGTCAACATAGACAATACAGACCAAGTATTCACACCGTACTTGCGTAACCTGTTCGGGCCTATCCGAGCTACATTCCGTGTGGTATCACAGACAGACTTAACGGCGACACCGGCAGAATTCGACAACGTAGAATTCCTGTCGCGCCCGTTAGAACTACGTAACGTGTCTTATAATGGTGTTACAGTCACAGGTACACTTGTATATCATGATACACTTAAAAGCCGGTATCCGGCAGGTTCATTTTCTCAACAAGGCTTTCCGGGATTATTCTAATGGATTGGGATATTTATATAGGCATACCGTTTACATGGCAAGGCCGGGAATTCACCGGCGTAGACTGCTATGGGCTTGTGTGCCTGATTTACGAGGGCCGTGGTATATGCCTGCCTGACTATGCGTATTGCGAGCAGCCAAACCTGCCGCCGTTATTTAGTGCGGGGTTGTGCGAGCCGTGCTGGCATAAGGTCCATAAGCCATTGCCATACGATGTTGTAGTATTCAAAATCAATGGGCACCCTCTACATTGTGGCATAGTTATAGATGACACTCGTTTTATACATTGCCGCGAAGGTATGAATACTTGTATAGAACGGTTAGACGGGCCGAACTGGCGCAATCGGATATGGGGTATATACCGCCATGCTCGATGACAAAGTTATTGTATCGGCGGGGTCTCTTTACTTCCCCGGTATCCGCAAGCAGATGCAAGCGGACCCCGGCGCTACCCTGTTCGATATCATACGTCAATCCAACATCCCGGCGCGATACGATTCATTCTTGCGCGTGTGGGTTGACGATACACCTGTACCGCGTCATTGGTGGCCTAAGATAAAGCCCAAAGGCGGGCATTTCGTAGCTATAGGAATGGCACCGGCAGGCGACTTGACTGGCGCTAACGGTAAGGATACGCTACGCACTGCGATACCTACTGTACTACAGTTAGGACTATTTGCTGGTAGCACACTGCTAGGACTACCCGGTATTGTCGGCGGCGTGTTGTTATTGGCGGGCGGCGGAATCGGCACATGGATAGCGCAGAACATTATCAAAGTACCTGAACCTGCCGCGACCCCTCAATTCTCGCCCATCAACGGCGCACGAAACCAGATTAGGAAAGACGAATGTATCCCGCGCATATACGGGCGTATCAGGTATGCCCCGCCAATGGCGGCATTGCCCGTAAGTTCTAATGAGGGGCAAGACCAATATATTAGACTTCTGCTATGCCCCGGATACGGTCCACTGAAAGTTACTGACTTCAAGATAGGCGACTATGAAATCAATAGCGAGAGGGCCTCCCATGTCCAGATTCAGCGTAGCTCCCAATGGTATGATTCAGAAGAGATAACCCTTTTCAGCCGGGATATTTACGAGGCATCGCCGGTAGAGAAACTACTGGACTATTCAGATGACTGGTATGATACAGAAACACCGGCAGTACGCAATCAGATACATCCTAAAGTAGTTACAGTGTTCTCGCAACCTAACACTACTGAAATTAATCTTGACTTCCTGTTCCCTGATGGGCTATATGAAGAAAACAACAAAGAGACTCGCCCATACCCGGTAGAAATTGCTGTACGCTGGAGACTCAAAGGTAGTACAGGCACTAACTCCTGGATGTACTATTGTGACTTAGCGGAACGGTACAAGCCAACGTCCTTGACTGACTCCGTTATTTACCAGCGTCTAGTGGACTTAAACAACGCGATTGATACCGTTATGCCTACACTAACGGACATCGATGTTGGTGCGCGTATCGTATCGGAATCGGTCCAGAACTGGCTATTGCCATACATTTCTAATACGGACTCTCTACTTGCCGGGAACCTTGCGCAAGGCATACTTACGGCAGACCAAATCACAGCCACCAACACGGCACGCACTAACTTAAGCCTGTTGTCCGGCATTATGAACACTGCCACAGTAGTATCGGATGTAGTTGATGGCGTGTCGGACTTCAACGATAAACTGAGTCAAGTCATTTTCGTACTCGACACCATTGACGGTATCCATCGCATTATCCAGTTTAACAACAACAATATCGGCGATGACCCGTCAACGCTACCGGCATGGCAACGCGCTATTGTATCGTTGTTCGGCATGGATTGGGTAGTCCCTACATACGGACCCGGCTCGTTTATAATCAACACAATCGGCGACAGTCGCGCCCCGTTGTGGAAGTCGTTATCCTTGGCGGTATCTAAAGGCCAATACGAAATACAGATACGCCGTACTACTAAGACAACTGAAAAAGTCGGGACAATACACAGTAGGGCCGAACTGTATACACACCGTAGTGTACAAGACGATGTAGCGGTATCGGATTACAACAGAAGCATACTAGCTCTAGTAGCTATGAAGATAAAGGCTACGGATGATTGGTCGAATCAAATAGACCAAGTTACCATGCTTTGCGAAAGCCCGCTGTATTGGCATGACGGCGCGGCATGGCAAGGCCCGGCACTTGAGGCGAACGGGCACAGCATATCACGCAATCCCGCATGGCAGTATTGCGAAATATTGCGCGGGCTTGCTAATGATGACCCTGTTACCGACGATGCGGATCTAGACCTAGTTAAGATACGTGAATTTGCCGACTACTGTAATACAAACGGATATACCTGCGATGTTGTGTTTGAGAAACGCGCAAGCGTCGAGGATATGTGTAACACTGTTTGCCGTTGCGGTAAGGCCACTCCAATCAAGACGGGCGAAGGCGTTTATACGGTCATTATAGACCAACCACAAACCACCTCATATGCACTTATAACCCCGCGAAATTCACGCGACTTTACCGTATCCAAAAACATGGAAGAGCGCCCGCACGCTCTGCGAATCAAGTTCCAGAACGCCGACAAAGACTTCCAGTCAGATGAAGCTATGGTATATGCGGATGGGTACGGCGCAGAGTACGGCCTGCTTGAACCGACTATCATAGAAGATATAGAACTCCCAGGTACTACAAGTCCGACACTGATAAAACACTTAGGCCGGTACTACTTGGCGTGTTCTGCGTTGCGCCCGGAAACGTACCAGATTGACATGGACTTCGAGAACCTCGTGTTCACCCGTGGCGATATGGTACGGTACCAGCACGATACTACACTAATTGGCCGTGGTAGCGCACGAATCAAGGCGCTTGACGTTGTAGGTACTCGCACATTTATCACGCTAGATGAACATCCTAGCGCATGGCAGTGGGATGCCGGGTTGATGAACGGTATTCGTGTGCGCACGTCTACTAATCTGCAATCATACGCGGAAGTCCAGTATGACGTAGCTGTTGATTCTGATAGGATTTTTGTAACAGAACCGTACCCGACAAATTGGGGTAGCGTTGCAGTAGGCGACTTGCTCGCTATCGGTGCGTTACAAAACGAAACGTCCGAATGCATTGTCAGGGAAATACAGCGTTCCGATGACCTATCTGCAAAGGTAACTCTTATCGCGCACGCGCCCGAGGTGCATGACGCCGATAATAACATACCGGAGTATGACTCACATATAACGCTACCGTATAGCCCCGAGTTGGCACGTCCGCCGCGACCTGAGATAATAGGCGTATCGCTTGCCGATAATGCCACTGTGAGGCTTACAGACGGCACTCTTGGCGCTCGTATCCTGTTATCATTGCGCCTACCACGCGGCGTAACGACGGCGGAGCGTGCCGCAGCAAACAACGTCAATGGGGTGCAGGTACAATACCAGCTTTCAGGTGCCGAACGTTGGCAGGTTATGCCGGTGTTTACCCGTAACTTGGCGAGCGTTTATGTTGACCCGGTAGAAAAGGGTAAGGCGTATAACGTCCGCATTAGAAGCGTAACACGGTATGGCGTACCGTCCGAGTGGTTCCCTATGTTGGATATCATACCGCTTGGGAAACAGACGCGGCCACCGGATGTTACCGGGCTTGTTTATGCCGATGGGCTATTGACGTGGAAAAACTACGCCGCTACAGACCTGTTAGGATTTAAGGTTAGATACTATATTGGATATAACGGCTCTTGGGAATCCGCGACTGATTTACATGACGGGTATCTAAAAATATCATCGTGCGATGCCGCAGAGGTGCAATCTCCTAAGTTTTCATTATTTGTTAAAGCATTCGACACCAATGGCAATGAAAGCCAAATAGCATCTTCTGTTACAATAAGCCAAACCACTCTTGACGCAAGGAGTTTATGCGCAACTGCTACGCTATGCGCCGATTCTCCTAATCCGTGGGAGACTCCTATAAACGATGATAATATGAGTTTCTCTGGATATTATGTAGATATAGATAGCAATATGGTTATTGACCCGGCAGATGACCATATGAAAGTAGAAGCAGGAGCGCGTACCAACTTTTTCTCAAAAGAGAATGGTGCTCCAGTTTATGCGTCAACGAATATATACGGCAGCGCCTACCTTGACGGCCATGTGTGGTTTTATTTTTCTCCAACATACGGTAGTGTTCCTAGTGTTGTATATGCATATCTAAACAGTTTTGATGCAACTGGAGGAAACTGGCAGATAGAGCTACGTGATATGTCGGTAAATTTTTGGCCAGCGGATACAGCGGAAGATTTGTGGCCGAAGGATATTGATGCCGACTTATGGCCTGAATACACCGTTTTTGAACCTTGGCGCGGAAAACATAAGGTAACTCCAGAAGTTCCACAATACCCATTGAACGTTATGGTTCGATGTAGACACGATGACACTATGCTTGATATGAATTCTATAGTAGTACAGTTTGACGCTGAGACGTTAACTGAGGTTGGCTCTGATTTTACTGTG